ATATGCCGAGGGTTCGATGTGCCCCCTGTGCTTGTGCATCACAGCAACGTGACGACATGGGGCAGCGGGATAGAGCAGATTGTCGATGGTTTCTACAAGCTCACAATCCGTCCTATGCTTGTGTCCATAGAGCAAGCATCACGGAAGCGACTGCTGACGGTGAAGCAACGGAGGACGATGACGTGCGAGTTTGCGCTGGATGCGCTCCTGCGCGGCTCCCCTGAGCAAAGGGCAGAGTTGTATTCAAAGAATGTTCAGAACGGTATAATGACCCGCAACGAATGCCGACAGCTGGAGAACTTGCCGCCAGTTGACGGAGCCGATGAGTTAACAGCGCAAGTTAATTTGGCACCACTCAAGATGATGGGGCAGCAGCAGCAAGCAGCGCCAGCACCGAAAGAGACAACCGACCCATTAGCTCAGTGAGGTGATAAAATGATGATCAAAAAAACCCTGCCCTTGTCGGCAGTAAAGTTGGAGTTGGCCGAGGACAAAGGATTTTTCTCCGGTTATGCTTCAGTGTTCAGCGGCGTTGACTCCTATGGCGACACCATTGAGAAGGGTGCTTTTGCCGACACCCTAAAGTCCGGTATGCCCAAGATGTTTTTTAATCATAACTGGGATATGCCTATTGGAAAATATACGATAATCAAGGAGGACGAAGTTGGGCTGTTTGTTGAGGGTGAGTTGACCCCAAACCTCCAGATCGCTTCGGATGTACGTGCTGCAATGAAACACGGAACATTAGATGGCTTGAGCATCGGAGGATACCTCCGCAAAGGCGACTACACCGACACAGACGAAGGGCGCATTGTTCATCGCTGGTCGTCGTTGATGGAAATTTCGCCGGTGGCTTTCCCTGCCGATAGCGCGGCAAGGATTGACCTAGCAAGCGTCAAGTCAGAGAGCTTTGAGGCTGCGATTGCAGAACTCAAGACAATTAGAGATATTGAATATTTCTTGCGGGATGCAGGGAATTTCAGCAAAGGTGCGGCTCAGTCGCTGGTCGCACGCTTCAAGTCGATAACTGTTCAGCGGGATGCTGATGCTGATGTTGATGAGATGAAGGCAATGGCGAGCTTGCTTGATCGACTTGGTAAGCTGCCGCTGTGAGGCGAAGTGTCCCGCAAATTTTTTAAACAATCGGAGGATGTGATGACTATCGAAGCAATCATGAAAGCAATGGACGGCGTTGAAACCCGTCTGAAGTCAATGTCGGATAAAGCAGATGGTGAGATGGCCACCATTGGTAAGGTGTCTGCTGACACCAAGTCTGCGCTGGACGGCATCGGCACCCAACAACGCGAGCTGGCTGACCGCCTGACGCTGCTGGAACAAAAAGGCCTGCTGCGTGCAGAGTCCGAGCCAAAGACGGAGTCATGGGGTGAGCAGTTCATTAAGTCTGCCCGCTATGCTGACTTTGCTGGCGGCCAAATGCAGAAGCTCCGCGTTGAGATCAAGAACACCTTGACCGGCTCGGACACCACTGTTGCTCCTGACCGCAAGCCAGGCATTGTGCCAGGCGCGTCAACCGTCCTGAGCATGGAAGCTTTGCTCAACAGTATCCCAACATCAAGCAATGCGATTGAGTTCACCAAGGAAGCTTCCTTCACGAACTCCGCCGCAGAGGTTGCTGAGGGCGGCGCCAAGCCTGAGTCTGCTGTGACCTTCTCTCTGGTCAACATGCCAATCTCGACCGTGGCTCACTGGATCAAAATTTCCAAGCAGCTCGCTGCTGATGCTCCAGCTCTCGCGGCTTATGTCAATACACGTATGCGTTATGGCGTGAACAAGAAGGTGGACTCACAGCTGGTGAATGGTGACGGTACTGCACCAAACATCTCCGGCACAATGGACACCGGCAACTTCACCGCCCACGGTTACACTGACGCAGCACTGACCGCCATCAGCGCCACCTTCAAGAAGCTCGTCCTGATTCGCAAGATCATGGCCGACCTCTTGGTTGCTGGCTACCCTGCTGACGCCATCGTCATGAACCCTGCCGACTGGGCCACCATTGAGATCAGCTTGTTCACTACTGCCGCAGGTCAAACCCTGTACAACGTGAACTCCGCCGGTCAGCCATTCCTCTTTGGCCTCCCAGTGATCCAAGCTATCGCAATGACCGCCGACAGTTTCCAAGTTGGCCGTTTCTCGGAAGCATACACCATCTACAATCGCCAAGGCGTTGTTGTGGAGATGTCCGAGAGCGACAGCGACAACTTCACCAAGAACTTGATCACGTTGCGTGCTGAACGTCGATTGGCTCTTGCAACTGAAGTCCCTGCCGCAGTTCGCGGCGGCGACCTCACCCCAGCCTAACAGCCGGAGCCAAAAGCTCCTTTTCCTCACCACAGTTCATCGTGGTGGGGTTTTTTTCTTCGAGGTGCATATGCAAGTCAGAATCAAATTCAGGCGCACAGGATCAAACACTCAGTATGGATCGTTTGCTGCCGGTGACATTATGCGTTGTAGCAAAGAGCTTGCTGATCACTACATAGGGATTGGTGTGGCAAAATTATTCGAGGAAGAAAAACAGCTTGAGCTTCCCGTTGATGAAGAGCCAGAGGAAGTTCAGGAAGACAAACCACCAAAGCGTAAAGCAAAGGAGTAACAGATCATGGCAGTTACATACACAACAGCAGTCAAGACTGCGCGCATGACCGCAGTGCGTGATCAGATCGATGCAGGCGGCGCAGCTGGCAAGTTGGAGATTATGACTGCCGGCAGCGTTGTCCTTGCAACAATCGCACTCGGCTACTCAGGAGCGACCACAGGCACCATCTCCGGTACTGTATTGACGCTCGCAGGGTTCCCGCGCTCAGACTCATCAGCAGACTCGACCGGCACAGCCGCTCTCGCCCGCATCCGCACCTCCGCAAACGTGGATGTGGTTACTGGCTTGACCGTTGGCACAACGGGTTCGGATATCAACCTCGACAGCGTGAGCATCACGACAGGTCAAGTTGTTACTCTCAACAGCGCAACAATCACGCACGCTTAATAACGGGAAGGTGAAGCATGGCCACCTTGTTTATGGATCCAGTGAATGGCAATGATGCCAACAATGGGACGACATTTGCACTTCGTTTCAAGACTTGGTTGAGTGGCCCAACATCCGCTCGCGTTGCCCCTGGGGACGTGATAAGAGTGATTGCTTCACCCACTCCCGTTTCAATCGGGAGCGGAGTCTGGACCAACAACACGAACAACGTTGTCGTCACCCCAAGCCCAAGCGCATTCTCGGTGCTGGTTGCTGATTGCGAAGCGGCGTGGACGGCAACAACAAACGTCACAGCAACAGCGCAAGCAACTACAGTAAAGATCGGAACCAACGCAGCATCGCTCGTTGTCGCGGCAGGCTTCACAACCGGCAAGATTGCATACTTTGCGACAGGCACACTCGACCTGTCGGCGATGCAGGTGATCAACTTCTGGATACGCCCGAACATAACCATCTCAGCAAATACGTTGAGCCTCCGTCTTTGCTCAGATACAATTGGCGACACAGCCGTCAACTCATACACAATCCCTTATCAAATGGCAGGTGGCGTTTGGTATCCAATTGTTGTTGATACTGCCGGCAACCTCGGCGCATCAATTCAGTCTGTGTCGCTCTCTGCACTGCTTGACCCAGGCGCAGCCACGATTTTCCTCGACCACATATTCACGACCAAGTCAAATGGCGCCAGCCTCCTAACAATGGTTGGTAAGGCTGACAAATTGAATTGGGTAGCGAGCGGGACCTACGCGGTTGGTGATCGGAGAATCCCAACCCCAGAGAATCGCACAGGCTTCGCATACTCCGTCACAGCAATCACGACCGGCATCGCCGGAGGAACAGAGCCAACTTGGCCGACTGTCACTGGCACGACTGTCGTTGATAGCGGGATTACTTGGTCTTGCTATGCCCTTGAAGACACTTGGTTTCCAATTGCAGGCATAACTGGCGGCACAATTTATTTCGACATGGCGCGAAATAGTGCATCTGCCAATCGCAGGGATTATCAAGGCGAGACACGCACAGTCGCAACCTATGTTCGCGGGACGCTACCGCAAGAGTTTGGCGGCTGGCTGAATGAGGATGGGACAGAGGCGTTGCCGGTCACAATCTCTGGCGGATGGAACACAACGGACATGAGCACGCGTACCGGAGAGACATGGCTGCACAACAAAACAGATAGGGATAGCTCTGCCTGGACTGCAACCCTCCTGAGCGGAACTCAGTGGAAGAGCATTATATTGGATGGATTTGGATTAGTTGGCGGCACATCATATGGCGCCAGCACTCTCGCAGCAAGAGGGGCACTGTTCGAAAATTGTGACTTTGTCGGTAATGGCCAAGCAGGCTATGTTGGCATTAACGGAACGGAAGGCGGCGCACGATTCATAGGGTGTCGTTTCATGCGGAATGGATCAACAATCACAGGCAGCGGCGGAGTTGAGTTCAACGGCTATGAGGTGGACTTCTCGCGTTGTCGATTTGATGAAAACTATTTTGGATATTACACCCGAGTGGATCAGACCGGAGCAATCGGATTAAGGATTGCATTTCTCGATTGCACCTTCATCGGGAACCATGCTGTTGGCGCAAGAGTTCAGGGCGAGCACATGGAATTCTATCGCTGCAAGTTTGGATCCAATTTCAATGCCGGCGGCACAACCACCTCAATTGACACAGGCAACACAACAGCAGGGAACCGTGGCAATTATTTGATGAAGGATTGTAGCACGACAGACGCAGCTTGGGCAGTTCGCGCAAACTGGAATGAATCGCATGATGTTCGCCTCCACATGCAAAATGTCGGAGGAGTAACAACAGACCATCGAATATACCACAAGAACGGTTGGATGGCAACAGACACAACCACGCGCAACACGACGAGCGGTTATAGCTGGCGCTGCCGGAATGACATAAATTCATCGACAACATTCAAGTGGGGATCAGCGCAGATACCTCTCGCAAAAATTCGATGCCTTGCTGGTCAGACAAAGACAGTCACTGTTTATCACAGGCGCGACTCAACAACAATCCAAGGCTTGCTGTACATAAAGGGAGGCCGCTATTTCGGCATTCCGAATGATGTTGAGGTGTCGCTGGCTCCGAGTATTAATACATGGGTTCAGTCATCAACCTTGACCTTCACGCCAACGGAGGATTGCGTTGTTGAGTTGTTATTCAAATATTGGGACAGCAACGGGACACCAACAGCATCGCTGTGGATCGATGACCTCTCGATTAGCGACACAATATGACAACCTACAAGCTCACGCCGAACCTCTATGGAATCGGCCTCAACACCTCCGACTCGAGAGCGGCAATTGATGAGCTGGAGAATGTCTGCTTGTATGGTTTGTATTCGCTTATCATACCAGATAAGATAGCTGTTGCTTGCTCCTATGATATAACACAAGGCAATTGGATGCCCTCCGCGACAGGGATGCTCGCGGCAGCGCTCACTGATGCGACTGTTTCAGATTATATTTTCGTTGGGTCAAAGAACTCTGCTTGCGAAATTGCACTTGAGTCCTTTCCTTATCCGATGGGCGCGAATGCGGAAGTAACATATTATGCTTACAGCGCCACAGCCGCAAATTTGCGCGTGCGCTTTAAGAACAACGGCGCAGTCCTTGCAACTTGGACTCACGCAATCACAAGCACAGAGACGTTGTACACGCAAGTCCTTTCTTCAGGTGAGGTCACCTCGATAACGGATGGGACGTGTTCGCTCGAATTCACCGCGCAATGAGGACACTATGGCCTACACATATCCAGAAGTCCTCCCGCCAGAGGCAGTATCAGTCGTCATCACCCTGAACAATGGCGCGCGGCTTGACGCCGAATATCACACAGAGCAATGGTGGGCTGACTTGCCAGGTAATGATGCGCAGGTTCCTATCGACAACGCCCACGTAGCAGCTTGGGAGGAGCGAGAGTAGATGGCCACTCCAGTCCAACAAGCTGCAGGCACAGCACAGACCGGCACAACAGGGGCACTCAGTGTACCTTGGCCAGCCTCGCACGCCATCGGTGACCTTGGTTTCCTTGTCTATGAAATTGCAGGGACAGGCGAGACGGCCATGGCAACGCCTGGCGGTTGGACTGCTTTGTTCGGCAATGGCCTAACATATGTTGATGTCGCGAGCGCAGCCGGTAGTTCGCTGCAAGTTTTTTATAAATTTGCGACGAGTGCAGCAGAGGCGAATGTAGCAACGCCAACAAAGCTCAATCACTCCCTCGCCCGCATCTACACAGTCAGGACAGCTGGCCTCGTCCATGGCTTCACAGTCACATTAAAGACCACCGCCAGCACCACCATCACTTATCCGGCACTGACCACGCCGCAGGATAACTGCTTGATGGTTTATATCGGCACAAGGCCGGACGATAGCGCAGCCACAACAGCATTCGGAACCTTGACCGGCGGCACAGGCCTCACGAACCTGAATGACCTTGGCGAAGCCGGAACAATCTCCGGCCATGGCGGCGGCTTCGTGTTTGGCTCCGCGACAAAGGCGACTGCAGGCGGCACCGGCACGCCGACGATGTCGTGTCCAAGCGTCACCAACATCGCAGTGTCCATATCCATCCGGCCAACTGTGGCAGGAACGGTCGCAGCAACAGAGTCTGGAAGCGACACATTTGCTGGCAGCAATATCATTGAAGCGAAAATTCGCCAGCCAAGATTTAATTCGAACAAGCCAAGCGCATCCGCAGTAACAGGCGACCTTGCCGTGACGGAAGCCGGTGCTGATACTTTCGCAGCAACAGGCAACACCCTATTCTCGACAGGAACCCTCGCCGCAACGGAGACCGGCGCAGATACCTTCGCCGCCTCCGGCACTGTCCTCGTCCAAGGTTCCTTCGCCGCAACGGAAGCCGGCAATGACACCTTCGCGGCCTCCGGAACGGTGCTTGTGCAGGGTACTGTGGCCGCAGTCGAATCGGCCACGCCTGATGTGTTCTCGTCCTCCGGCACCGTTCTCGTCAAAGGTTCCCTCGCCGGAACGGAGACCGGAGCAGATACCTTCGCGGCATCCGGCACAGTGGGGGCATCGTTAGTCACCGGCTCCCTCTCTGCCACAGAGACCGGCAGCGACACTTATGTCCAGACCGGCTCTGTTCTCCTCCAAGGCGTGCTTGCTGCGATGGAGTCCGGCGATGACACCGTTTTGGTTACAGGCCAGATTTATGTAACAGGTTATTTTGCAGGAACAGAGAGCGGTAACGATACATTCTTTGCCACCTCCATCCTGAGCGGAAAGATTGCCGGACGAGACCACACACAAGGAACCGGCAGACCAGAGCAAATGATCGATGGCAGAGCGGATAAAATACAGGCTGACAGGCCATCGCAGATAAGCAGCGGCAGGTCATCTAAAATTCAAACCAGCAAACGGACGAGGTAATCATGGCAAGCAAACTTATCACCGCACCAACAACTCTGCCAGTCACTTTGGTAGAAGCAAAATTACATTTGCGCGTGGACATTAATAATGATGACGACCTAATCACCGCAATGATCACCGCCGCATCTGAAATGGCCGAACAACTCACAGGCCGCGCCTTGATGACGCAGACTTGGGAAGTGACTCTGGATGCTTTTCCGGATGCTGTCGAACTGAACCGTGTACCGGCTCAAAGCATAACCAGCGTCATCTACAGAGACTCCAATGGAACTCCGCAAACACTTTCGGGTTCCCTTTATGCTTTGGACAATTCAGACGATAATAGTGCAGGTTATGTAGTTCCTGCCTATGGTTCCGAATGGCCAGCAACGCGAGACGAAATTAATGCCGTGAAGGTTCGGTATGTTGCTGGTTATGCAGATGCGGCGGCAGTTCCGGCGAGCATCAAGAATTGGATCAAGATTATGGTTGGCTCTATGTATGAATTCCGCGAGGAGTTTTCAAACAAGGAAGTAAGCAGATTGCGCTTTGTTGATAGTCTGCTTGACCGTTATAAGGTGTACACATCGTGAGAGCAGGTTCCCTTCGACAGCGAGTCAGTTTCCAGTCGCTGGTTGCTACGCAGAACTCAACGACTGGCGTTGTTACTGAGTCGTGGACGGAGGCGTGGGCGTGCTGGGCAAACATTATGCCCACATCGGCAAAGGAGCTTATCAAAGCCGGCATCGAGCAAGGCTTGCTGACTGCGCTGGTGACGATGCGTTATCCTTATGTGAACATTCTGCCGTCGATGAGAATGGTGAATGGCTCCAAGACATACCGTGTCCACGGCATTGTTCCTGACTTGAAGACCGGCAACGAGTACTTGACTGTGATGGTTAGCGAGGTTGTCGATGGCTAAACGGATCAGCGTAAAATTTACAGGCGGAAGTGCAGTGCGCTCCGCGATTGATGATTTGGAAGCGCAGCTGAAGGATGCGGCGTTGATGGCGAGTGTTGCGGCGATGGCGCGTGTTGTGTATGATGAAGTGAAGCTGAATGCCTCTCCTCCTCGTATGGGTCAAAAGACCGGCAACCTACAGACCGCCATCTATCGTGCATTTTCGCCGGAGCGATCAACTTCAGAATCAAAGCTTTACAGCGTAAGCTGGAATGCGACCAAAGCGCCACACGGTCATCTTCTTGAAAATGGAACAAGCCGCGCACCAGCTCATCCTTTTGTGCGGCCAGCTCTGTCCAGATTGAAAGACGCCATTGAGGCCGGACGGGAAAAGATGAAAAAGGAAGTGGCGGAGATTGTGTCTGGTGTCGGCTCAAAGCAGAGAGGTAAGCAATGAGTATTGAGAATGATATCTTTGCTACACTCAAGACGCTCGTTAGCAACCGTGTGTATCGCGACATCGCACCGCAGACAGTTACTGCGCTGCCAAGAATTACCTTCCAGCAGGTAGGAGGGAACGCAGTGAACTTTGTTGACCCGACAGTACCATCAAAAAAGAATGGCCGCTTTCAGATCAATGTCTGGGCTGCTGACAGAGACAGCGCAATGGCTCTGTCGCGGCAAGTTGAAGATACACTGAGAGTCGCTACTGCTTTACAAACAACCGTCCTCAACGCCGCTGTTGCGATTTATGAAGAGGACACAAAGCTATACGGAACAATTCAAGATTTTAGTTTTTGGTTTTAAGTTGTAGCAGCCCATCGTGGGCATTTGTTATCCGGCTCCTACTGTGGGCCATTTTTAAAAGGTGAATGCCATGTCTGTCTCTCTACCAAACGGTGCGCTTATTGCAATGGCCTCTGGTTACGGTTCCAATTTGACCGTGACCGCAATTACCAACGCCAGCCCTGCTGTCGCAACATCGACTGCTCATGCCCTGGCAAATGGCGATTTTGTTGAAGTGACTTCTGGATGGTCGCGTCTGACTTCCAAAGTTGTTCGTGTGTCTGGCGTAACAGCAAACACATTCGAACTTGAAGGCATCGACACTACCAGCACCACCATCTATCCAGCAGCAGGTGGCACCGGAACCGTCCGCAAGATCAGCGGCTGGACTCAGCTGTCGCAGATTCTCTCCTCCGCCTCGAGCGGCGGTGAGCAACAGTTCCTCGAGTATCAGTTCCTCGAGAGCGATGCACAGAAGCGCATCCCAACTTTCAAGAATGCCGCTGGCCTGACTTTGACTGTTGCTGATGACCCAACCCTTGCTGGCTACCAACTTGCATCAACCGCAAATGATGATCGTCTCCCACGCGGCGTACGCATCACATTGCCAAACTCCTCGAAGATTTTGTACAACGCTTATGTCTCGTTGGACAAGACTCCGAGCTTGACTGTTAACAATGTAATGGCCGTTGAACTGACTCTGTCGCTGTTGGCAGAAGTTGTCCGTTACACATCCTGATAATTGCTCATGACAAAACTTTCCCTTAAAGCAAAGCCCACATTCACCGCGAAGGTTGCGGTGCCTGTGGCCGGAGGCGAGAGTGTGGACATCACGTTCACATTCAAGCACCGCACAAAAACTCAGCTCGATGAATT